GAGTTGGGGGGACGTATCCGCCTGCATAGCCGCTACTGTGGGGTATACCTTGCGCACACCAAGCGTACCGCCCTCTCGCTCTACCTCCGCCACATAGGAGATGATGTCCCGAAGGAGATCACCTACCGATTGTGGTGTGATGGATCCTGAGGCGGTGGCGGATGCGATAGCCTCCGCCCGCTTTGTTAGCTCTAAGCCGTTCTTCATAGCAGATGGTAGGTTAGGTAGGCGACTGTTACCTTGGTCGATCCTTGGGGATACTTGGACTCGTCTTTTTCTCCAGATACAAGGTATCGACCATTGCTGATGTGTATGGATGTTCCGAGAGGAATATTGTCTCCTGAGAGGAAGCCTCCTCCATTGAACCATTTTTCCTGCCCCTGAGGGACTTTAATGATACACGACTCGGGCTCAGAGATCATGCTATAATCAAACTTAAACTCTCCACGGATGAGATAAAAGCCGTGAGAGATGTAATGAGCATAAAGTAAGCCGAGCATTGTCCCGTGGTGATACACTCTCGCTGTCCCCTCTTTCGTAATTGCAATGAGAGAGGGGGTAGTTACCACCGAAAGAAGGAGGTGTGGCTCGTTGGGCGCTAAGCTATTGAGAGGGATGATTTCGGCTTCCTCCAATAGCTGGGTGGCATGAGTTGAGCTATCCTCGAAGCTTTTCTCGGCTACATGCCGCTGGATGCGATGCACGCAGTACTTGTCTCTTTCTTGGGAGAGGGAAAGCTCACCTTTTCTCATGAAGGCGGTCTTTCCTCCAATGATAGCGACTCCATCATCCCAGATTAGCTTTCGGGGATCACCTTCTTTGTCTCCAGATTTCTCTTCGATCTTGAAGTAGATCCCATTGGGGAGTCTCTCCGTTAAGAACTGTAGGCTCTGATCAATAGCCGACTGTAGGAACTCGAGGTCGTCGAGGCTGATGGGCTGACCGCCCTCGCTGAAGCTTAGCTTATTCATATTCGTAAAATTCTATTCTGTAGGTTCTGCCAGCTGGCTTGTAGAAGTTGATGAGGCGTCGTATCTCCGCCTCCTCGGAACGAAGGAATGAGGGGACGTGAACGATGAAGTCGGCATCATGCTTACCCTCGTGGGCGTAGCTAATGTATAGGGGGTCATGTGCCTCGCTATCCTTTCGGACGTGCTTGGGGCTACGACCCTCACGGTCGAAGAAGAGGAAGAGCGTCTTGTCAGGAGTATCGGTGATGTAGATGGCTCCTGGGGGGAGCTGGTATCGCTTGTTGAGAGCCCACTCAAGGGAGTAGGTTTGTCCCGTTGTCCTCAGCCGCCGTAGCACCTCGTCATGGAAGAGGCGGAATGCCTCGATTAGGCGCTTGAGAGGGGTCAGAAGAGCTCGAAGCAGGGCTAAGAGCACCTTAGAGCGTAGCCGAGGCGGAAGCATTTGCTCGGCGAACTTATGAATGTCGAACTTATACCACATAGCGTAGAGTTGAGGTGAGGTTGTCATCGACGATCGAGCCGCTATAAGCGGTGTAGTTATTGCCCTCGATGTCCTTGTACGCACCTGAGTGGGTGCGTGCTTGGCACGCCGTCAGAAGGACATCGGTGACCCCCTCGACGACTTGGATAGCATCGACGAGCTTCGTCTTGTTGAACGTCCCCCCGAAGGTGATGCCTCGCAGGTAGGCTTTGATAGCCTCCTCGACGGGGCGGGCTCCGTCTCTGTAGCGGAGCCCCTCGGGGGATAGGATCATCGGATCTACGGAGATAGCAGCGTAGATGCGAACATGGTCGGCTGGTGCAGTGCGAACGCTGACGACGACACCTGCAGGTTTGAGCATCTTGATATACGCCTCGAATGCTGTTAGGACATCCTTCGAGAGGGGCTCGGGGAGCCCATCCTTAGAGCCCGATACCAATATCTGTATACTCCCCCCTCTATCTCGTACAGCGGCGTATTTGACGACTCGTCGGCTCTCGTTGAGCTTTGGGTAGTAATACTGCATGGTCGTCTCGTTAAGGGTGAGCTTGTCGCCGTGCTGGTACTCGAGGGCTTTGTGGTAGTACCAGGGGATGGTAGCTACGATGGCTCGCTCGAGTGTCTTCTCCACCTCTGATCGGAAGCCGTCGAAGAGGCGCTCCAGGACATGATGAGCGGCCGCAACGATGAAAAAGAGGATGTTCTCGATGCTCACCAGGGAGAAAGCTGATCGGAAGGTGTCGCCCTCCTTGAGCTGGTAGCGCTCTCGGATGACAGGGTCAGCCATAAAGGCATCCGTCATCTCTCGCTTGATTTCTTCGGTCGATCGTGCCATAGGGCTAGAGTTGAGTTGGGCGAGGCTTGTCGCTATCGATGATAAAGCGGGCATTCTCTCGAGCTTCGCTCTGAGGTAGGCGAGGAGCACCACCAATGGTGATGTCTCCATTCGCTACCATCTTAAGCCACTCCATGGCTCGGTCGTAGCGGTCTTTGCGGATGCCCGAGATCTTGTAGGGGTTGTGGAGGGAGAAGAGGTGGTAGAGGGCGATGTCTACGGCGTACATGAGGATGAGTGCATGGCGGTCTCGCCCTCGAGCGCTAAAGATCGCCTCGACGTCGTAGGTCTTGTCGAGGTAGCCCGTCATCTCCCCGACGGCTCGATCCTCGCACACCTCGATTACCTCAGGGTCGTACGAGGGGTTGAGTACGCCTGGTTGGGTCTCCTTGCGGACGAGAGACCCGAGGATCTCCTTATGGATCGAGGCGTCGTAGTCTGATAGGTCGATGAAGTTGTCCATAGGGTGTTATAGTCTATACTTATTGTCGCTTCGGAGCTCGTCGATGGGGATCCTGATGGTCGGCTCAAACTCCCTCATTTTGTCGTCGAGGGCACGCATCCCCCCCTCGATGGAGTCTGGTCCATCGGCTGGGTAGGAGAGCGTCAAGTCGAAGAGGGTGAATTGCTCTCGGAGCTCTTGCATCATGGGGTTGTCCTTCTCCTCCTCGTTGAACACCCAGCGAGCCTCTCTATCGATGGGCTCAAGTCGAGACTCAATACGAGCTGCCTTGTCGGTCTTTTTCTTCTCGTCAGCTCGGATGTGCAGGCTCATCTTCCTTCGTTTGTTGGCCTCTGCGAGCAAGGGGCGGAACACTTGCTGGAAGAAAGGGTCTTGCAGTTTGTTGTTCTCGATGTAGTGGTACACAGGGCAAGCGCCCCCGACAAACTGATCCAGCTGGAAGTACCAGTCGATAAAGTTGGCGTTGGTCTCATGGGCGAGGAAGCCCTTGATGATGTAGTATCGCTCCTTGTACTTGCCGAGGAGCCATAGGGACTTCGTAGAGCTCTTCTTGCTTCGGCTATCGGAGTAGGCAGGGTCGCCATAGGAGACGAGGAAGCGGAACTTATGCAGGGGCGGTACCTTGCCCCAGGGGAGGAGTTTGAAGAATTCCCCCTCCTCGAGGGGGTTGTTGAAGTACTCCGCCTGAGCGGCTCGCTTGCTGATCTTGGCGAGCGTTCGGTCGATGTGCTCTTCGCTATTCTTGGACGGCCAGCTACTCTTACCATTTTTGTCTCGAATATTGACGACATCCCAGCTGTTTGCTAGCTTGCCCGCTCGGGAGATGCAGCAGTCCTTGGCGATGATGTTGCCACACCATACAACTAGGAGCGGCTCAGAGATCGAGCGTGTGCCGTATAAGGCTTGTTCCCACCAGTCCCACTTTTTCTTCAGCACGGTGGGGTTCTTGCAGTCTGCATCGGTGTCAAAGTCGTCGGTGTAGATGACGTCGGGGCGCACGTTCTCGTTGCGCACCCCACGGGGGGCTGAGCCCGCTCCGATGGCAAGGAACTTAGCCCCGCATCGGGCAGTGAACTCGCCCTCACTCCAAGCCCCGAGAGTTTGCTGGTCGCCGTACAGTTGTCGTAGGCGACTATTGCTCTCGAGGTTGATCTTGAAGGGGGTGAGTAGTCGGATGGCAGCATCCTCCGTGGCGGAGGCGCAAACGACGAAGCGCTTTCGACCTGTGAGCACAAGGTAGAGGAGCACGAACATCACGATGGTGCTCTTGGCGAGCTCTCGTGACCAGGAGAGCACCTCGTACCACTCGTCGTGCTCGATGAGCCGTATGATCGCCTCGATGTGGAACTTGGCGAATGGGTACTTTGCGTACTTGGGAAAGCAGTGCTGTATCCATCGAACGGGTTCAGCCTCCAGCTCTCGACGTAGCTTGTCGACCTCTACCTGGGAGAGTGAGG